GCGTTGCGGGGCGGCGCGGCCGTAATGACCAAACGAATAGGAGGTTACCGTAGCATTGGGGTGAAGGACGTTGCGTTGCGAAGCGTTGCGCGGCGATGCGGGGCGGGGCGTTGCGGAGCGACGCGGTCGTAATGACCAAACGAATAGGTGGTTCCCGTAGCACTGGGGTGAAGGACGTTGCGTTGCGTTGCGGCGCGGCGCGGGGCGAGGCGAGGCGGCGCGCTGCGGAGCGACGCGGTCGTAATGACCAAACGAATGAAACATGCTACAATCCATGGTGTTAAATGTAGCGCCCCGCCACGCAGATGGCGTTCTAAGCGGCTAGGAGCTGGCGGTTGTCCTGCCACGCGATCGACAGCGTTTGGAACCGACCGTTGGTGCCGCCTTTCTCAGGACGGAACCGGCCGAAGCCGATGAACATCCCGGCGATGCCCAGCATCTCGGTGAAAACCGTCTCCGTGATAATCGGGTCCAAGATGTAAATGTCGAACGTGCTCTCCCACTGTGGGATCATCGGAAACCGCCGGGGAACCCGCTTGCCCGAACCACGCACACCGTCGACGTTCGCGCTGATCACGACGCTGTGGACAGTTTCCGGGTCGATATTTAACCGCGGGTTCTCCAAGATGGCGATGCCCGCCTTGAACTTGGCCGTCCAGGTGGCCTTGCCCTGCCCTGGGATCTGGCGCTTGGAATACTTGGCGGCGTCAGCAATCGCCTGCTGCACACCATGCGCCGGTAGAACTACCGACGGCGTGCCGTCAAACTCTTCGACGCTCAGCTTTGAACGCCAAGTGCGGTTTTCGTAGTCATCTGGGTTTTCTCCTTCCTTTTTCGGTTCGCCGTGCTGCCGCGACTGCGACAACGGAGTGATGCCTTTGATCGTGACGGTTGCGACGGATGCCTGCATTGTATCAATCCTTCCGGTATCGTTTACCACGCCAACCGCCCGCTGCGCGGACAGGCCAATCGGCCGCCCATGCAGGCATCGTTGACATGATCATTTCAAACTCTTCAACAGACCCCCAGCCTTCGGGGACCTCGGCCACGTTCTCGTCGTAAACGTGTAAGACGATCTTATAACCGGCCCGTTCTTGTCTGACAAGTGCCTCTCGTTGAATATCTCGCGCAGTTGCCTGAACAAGGTTCTCGACCAGACGGCCGCCCCACGTCTGCATCCGTATCCAACCGATGGGGCCGTTTTTCGGGTTCGTATTCCATCCCTCGTAGCTCAAGGAATGCTCCCCGAAACGCTTCTGGCTCGGTTCGAGACGCGGCCGGTGGTAGGTAAGATACCTTCCCGACAACAACCGGCAGTAGAGAACATCTCCTTGGCAAAAGTAAGTGACGCCCCGATGCGAAAACTCTTGACCTGAAACCAACACCGCCGAAATGGCCGCGCCTTCGATCCCGTAATACTCCTGAACGGAACCGCCGAACGGCAAGCGCCGCGTTTGGCCGCCCCAGAACTCCACGATATTAGGGGACTCGGCACGCCATTTTAGAATGGCGGTTTTCATCTCCTCTTCGGACATGAACTCGTCCGCACCAAACGCTTTCCACGCGCCTACCCAGCCCTGGTACCCGCTGGCGAGCTCCGCGACTTTACCTATCGTCTTCCGGAGAGGATGATGCTGCCCCGTGCGTTTACGGTGCTCCATCATTTCCTCGAACGGTACGCCACTGATCTTGCTGGCGCTCATCTCGTATATCTTACCGTGCGTCCGGAACACCTCTTGGCGCCACTTCTCGCCCGCCAGTTCCGCCAGCACCACGGCCTCGATCGCGCTGTAGTCCGACGCTATGAGGTCGTGGCCGGGTGCGGCCACGAACATGCCCCGGAGGCACCCGCTGATAGCCGGTAAGGCGGGGCCGAAGGCCATCTCGGTCAGATCGAGCGACCCGCTCCGGAGGACCGCTATGGCGTCTTCCATCGCAGACGCGGACCACTCTTGCGTGGCAGGCGGCGGCGCTGCCGCGCACCATGGGCACCGTCCTGCGGCCTCCCCGAAGTGCTTGCCGCAGGACACGCACTTCCGTACCGCCGGGCCGTGGTTAGGAAGGTTGGTAGGTTGCACGGAGCCGCCCGTCGCTCGGCCGGTTCTAGCCCCGTGGTAGGCGTATAGGTCCCGCAGGCGACCGTCGCGGCAGACCATATGCTCCATAGCGAACAGCTTCTTGACGCTGGCGCTTCCCACGAGGGCCCGTATCTCTAGTGCTCGCCGCACTGTGGGGTGCAAGTTCTTACGCGCTAGAGCCGTGCCTACGGCCTCCTCGTCGAGGGAGGATAGATGCAGGCCATACGCGCCGAGCCAACCGGTAAGTTTCTGCACTTCGCTGGCTGAAGAAACTGCCCCATTGGTCAACACTGCCAGCTCCCCGTTATACCGCTTGAGCGTCTCTTCCACGACGGAGATCGCGGCGTTCACGCTCTCCATATCGATCTGGACGCCGCGGGCGTTAATCTCCTGGTCGACCTGCCACCACTCCAGCTCGTCGCGCTGAAGGTCCGGCACGAGAGACGAGACTTCGGCTTCAGCTACGATGTCTTGCACATTGTAGGCATACAGCGCCGGCCCTTCCGGATCCGTGGCCGGATCCAGCCGCAGTCGTTTGTTCTTGAGGGTCGGGTTCCGCGGCACGCTGAACTTGTTCAGCAACCGAGTGCCGGCGGGGTCTTTCTGCGCCGATGCGTGGACCACGGAGGCTGCGTTAGCCAGGGCGCCCGGCAACGCGAAGGCCCGGGCTTTGGCCATGGCGCACCGCCATTGGTTCCGGTGGACCTGAGGCCACCCCATGCGCGGAACACAGACTTTCTCCCAGATGTGCCGCTCGAAGCTGACGTTCCAAGCCTCGATCAGGCCTCCTGTGGCGAGGTAGGCGAACAGGTCGACGGGCGGCTCCATGCCTGGGACCCATTGCCGGCGGCCCCGGCCGTCCTTGAGATCATAAGCTAGGCATAGCACTTGAGTGGACGGGTGCTCCGCATACCGCGCCGCGCCCACTAGGCTGATGCCGCGCTTCGTGCTGGGCGCCCGGTCGGGCGCCCGCCACCTCTGCCTGCGTTCGTCCCACACGAGGCCCGCCTCGCTATAGGTCTCGAAGTCCATGTCCGGGAGGACGGTGCTGAAGCCCCGGCCGGCGCGAAGCCGATACCCGGCGGGAAGGTCGGAGAGCGCAGGCGGAGGAGGCGGGGTCATACGTTCCCCAACCGCTGCATCGCGATAGCGGCATAAGTTGGGTTCAACTCAATTCCTACGCAATGCCGGTTAAGACGTTGAGCAGCAACCGCAGTTGTCCCCGCTCCGAAAAACGGATCAATTACAATAGCAGGTACGGCCGGTTTCCAATCGCAAATGCAAGAGGGCCAGAAGCCTACGGTGCAAGATGAAACCACGGGGCCTTTCCGAACATCGCCAGTTTTGCCTCCGCCCTGCGCGGAGGCACCATATTTGCCGTTAATAGCGTTACCTGACCGTCCGGGTCCGCTCTCGAACGTCCGATCTTTGGTGACGAGCCGGTCCCATGGTTTCCCGCAAGTTGCGCAACATCCTCCTTCTGGTGTTCCCCCGCGAATGCACTGCTCCGCGAGATCGGGGGGCATCGTAGCGAAATGCGCGCCTTTGAACGGTTTAGTAGTAATCACCCAAACATTACGGACATTACGAGTTCCGTCGTAAGTCTTGTATTCAGGGGGCCGACTGTTGACACCGGGCTGTGACGCGCGTTCTGCGCTCCCCTTAGCCCCGCGAGTGCCCGCCGCAATGACGCCCGGCTCTTTCATCCCTTCATAGTCGTAGTAATACGTGGGTGATTTGCTGAATAGGAATACGTGCTCGTGTGCGCTGGTAGGGCGATCGGTCACGCTTTCCGGCATAGGGTTGGGTTTGTGCCAGATAATGTCGCTACGAAGGTACCAGCCGTCCGCGCGTAGGGCAAAAGCTACAAGCCAGGGAATACCGAGGAGGTCTTTCTCTTTGGCCTCTGAAGCTCCCGCCCTCCATATTTTTCCGTCAGAAGAACCTCTTGTTTCCGATAAAGTGCGCCGCGCATTACCGTAGTCCGGGATAAAGTCATGTTTACCGTTAGAGCCGTTTCCGCCTTTTGCGGGGTTTCTCGCGTAACTATCCCCCAAATTCAGCCACAGTGTCCCATCGTCGCGCAGCACTCGCCGCACCTCCCGAAACACTTTGACCATTCCCGCGACGTATGCGTCGGGAGTAGGTTCAAGGCCCATCTGTCCGGTAACGCCGTAATCCCGCAAGCCATAGTAAGGTGGAGAAGTTACGCAACAATGAACACTCCCGGAGGGCAATGTTTGAAGAGTGGTAAATGCGTCCCCGATGAGGATACGAACCGGGCTACTCATACGTCCCGGCGCCTTGAGTCCCCGCACCACCGGCACTGTTGAAAGTACGCAACCCCGATGGGGTTCGGTTGACTAGGAACGCGGATGTCGCGTTGCTCGAACGTCTCCCACGAGTGCGCGCAAACCGAAGAGAGCGTGTTAATTTGGAGTTTGCCGCAACCGACGCATCGCCGTGACTGCCTCCGGGCGCTAACATCCAGGCCCCACATAGACCACTCATGGGACCACGGCCAACACCGCCGACCGCGCGGGTCGTACCGCTCTTGCATGGCCTCTTCGACTAGTTCCTTGAAGTTGACGGTCATGCCCTCAGTGTCCTTTCGAGGAGCGGTGTTGAATGAGAGCGAAAGGAGTGCCGAAGAACCGGTCGCAGCCAGGGCACGGGAGCGTGCGTTCAGCTTTGATGTAAAACGGATGATCATCCGGTTGTGGCGGCGTTACCCGGTATCCTATCGCTCTCAATGCCGCCACATGGTCGTCGGGGGTCAACGATAGTAAAGCCGCCGTCATCATCGCTTCCGCTCCCTCGGACGATCGTTTAGCCGCCGCTGCAAGCATACGGTCGATGGCGTCTGTCATAGCGTTGACCCCTCGTCTGTTACCTCACGCCGCCATGTATCCGTGCTGCACCAGCAGCGCGTCGTTCCATCCCGCGGCGACCATCTGCTCGTAGGTCATGCCTTGCGCCTTCGCCGTCATCTGGCGAGCCGTAGGAGGCGGAGGAGCCGCAGGGTTGAGGAACGCCGGATGAGGCTGAACGGCCGGAGCGGAGGGGGCGGCCGGGGCGGCCGGGGCAGCTGCCGCCGGCATACCCGGCAGCGAAGGTGCTGCGCCCGGCAAACCGCCGAGCGGCGTTGCGCTGGCGCCCGCCGGAAGAGCGGCGTTACCAAAACCGACCGCCGTCGGGTCCGGCCCGACCACAATCTCAGGCCCGAAGCCGGCAAGAGCGACCATGCTGTGATTGAGGTAGACGCCCGGCTGCTGAGTGCTGCCGTTGCCCGACACGGTGCCGGCGACCTGAACGTAGTAACCCAGCTTGACGTGATCGGGGTCGGTCAGCGCCTGCGACCCATTCGCGTTGAAGATGCGCGGCGCATAGCCGCTGCTGAAGTTGAGCACCCAGTGGCCCTTGAAGCCTTCGCGGTCACAGGGCTTCCGGCCGCGGCGGTTCGGCACCGTGCTATCGCCGTCGATAATCTTCCAGGCGAACGTCGGAGCGTTGTACTGACCATTGGGAAAGCCCTTGACCCCCACGTCGTAGATCATCTTGCCCCACTCGGTTTGAGCCCAGGACTGCTCGTTGCCCTTGGGGATGGCCAAGGCGAAGAAGTAATCCGTCCGGGGCTGGCCGGCGTTCGGGCCGCTCTTGATGACGAGAGGATTGCCCTCGGCGTCAGTCGTCGACCCCTTGTAAAGAGAGCCTTGAACGAGCCGGCCAACCGGCGTCGTGAAAGGAACTGCGTCTGCCATGTTCTTCTCCTGTTAGCCGCCGAACGCTTTGCGAGCGGCGGTCGTGTCAACCTTGATGAGCTTGGCGGTTCCGGCCTTACGCTTGGCGTAGGCCGAAATAACTGTCGCATCGACGCCCGCCTTGCGTGCCTGCGCGGGCGTGATCGGTTCAGCCGGCCGGGCAAGATCCACCCCGAACAGCTGCCCCAACGCGAAGACCTCCGATGCCGGCTTAGACCACTCTTCCCGGCCGACGGTGTGGTCAATGCTCCATCCGGGCACAGACTTCCCGCCTTGGATCAATGCCATGGCTTGGGCCTCCAAGCCGGCAAGCCGCATCTCTAGCTGCGACTGCGCCCGCTTCAACAGGCCCAACTCGATAGCTAACCCTTCAGGCGGCAACTCGACGGGCGTCGACTCCCGTACCATGTCGACCGTATCAAGGGTCGTCGCCCGCAGCCCTGCGCAAGCATGGCGGGCGGTGCAGTGCTTGCATCCGGGACCCGGAACCGTCCGAGGGTTATTGCCGAGAGCTTCCTCCGCTGCGGCCCGCATGTGACGGGCACGATTGGAGACCTCCACGCCGGCGATGCGCCAGCGGCGCACCGGCCCTTCTCGATGCCAAGGACGCGGCTGAACGATGATCAGCTCGAAGGCGAAGTCAATCGCGTCCGATCCGATCAGGTCATAGATGCCGCTGGCGTAGGATAGCAGCTGCGGGTTCTCGAAGGCCTCTACGATCCCAAAGCCGTACTTCAGATCAATTAGACAGACCTTCTTGGCCGCTAGGTCGATAGTGAAGAAATCCGCCGTCCCCCAGCAATCTTGATGGATCGAGGAGATGTCGACCTTGGCTTCGACATACCAATTAGCCCCAGAGCTACGGGCTTCCTCGGCAAGATCAGTGAACAGCTTGACGTGTTGTTGCATCTCCGCGGTGAACGGGATGCCGTTAAAGGCGCCTTCCTTCCATTTGCCGGTCTTCAGATACTCTGAAGCCAGGAAGTGGGCGGCGGACCCTTCATCCGCCGCTTCGTTTTCCCCTTCAGGCTCCGGATATTGCTGTTGGAGCCTAACGCTGCCAGGACAGTTGACCCATTGATGCGCCGACGACGGCGCCAGTATGGCGTGCGCCGGTTCAGCCATTGGACACACCCAGTGCCGCCGCCACAACGGGGATCATCTCGGGGGCGGAGACCAGACCGGGAAGCCCGCCGGCAACCCCAAGACCCGTCAAGATGGCCGGGATCTCCGACATCTGTATCTTGTTCAGGCTGACGGCCGTCGTGATCCGGATCATCAGCTCGGGGAAGGTGAGGTTCGGCGCGGTCTCAACCGGCGGAGCGGGAGGAGCTTCAACCGGTGGCGCCGGCGGAACGGGTGCGGTAGCAGCAACCTCAACCGGCGGAGCGGGCGGGACAGGTGCGGCCGCAGCAACCTCAACCGGCGGGGCAGGCGGAGCGGGCGGCGCAACAGGGACAGGGGCCTTCATGCCGAAGCCCTTGTCCTTCAGTTCCTCTTCGACCTGTTCCCGAATAGCCGGATCGAGATTGCGTCGCTGGCGCCACGTGCCGTCCGCGTTCTTGGCCTTGCTGCTGGCGTGAATGCGATCATCCCAGGGGAAACCGTCAGCATCCAAACCGCCAGCATCAACAACCGCCGACGGAGCCGGCACGAGGGCAGCAGGGGCTTCCGGCGCAGGAACCCAACCCGCGGGGGTTACAAGCGGTTCTTGTGGGGCATAACGTAACGGCAATTCCATTTGCTCGTCGCCCAGGCTGGCGTATTTGAGCAAGAGATTAGCGACATCGCGCAGCTCCGAAGGCGCGGCGCTTAGGCTGATCTTAATGACGGTCATAACGTCCTCTCCAGTGTTGACGTGAGAAGCGGTCTAACCTAAATTCACCACGCCGTCAACAGGGGTGATTATGGAATATCGCGACTATCAAGCGGATCTTGACGCTCGTATTTATAAAGCCTGGGGCGACGGGGCGCGAAATGTATGCGCAGTGCTCCCAACAGGCGGCGGCAAGACCGTGGTGTTCGGCGGCATCCTACGGAAGCACAACGGTGCTTCTGTCGCTATCGCCCACCGCAGAGAGTTGGTGGGCCAAATGAGTAACACGCTGGCCCGGTTACAGCTTCGCCATCGCATTATCGCACCGACGCCTCTGATCAAAGAAATCGTGTCCATTCATATCGCCAACTATGGGCGGTCTTACTATGACGCCAACGCGGCCTGCGCTGTGGCTGGCGTCGACACCATTACCCGACGAGACCTAGGTTCGTGGGGAGACCGCGTTACCCTCTGGGTTACGGATGAGGCACACCATTTGCTCCGCGAAAATAAGTGGGGAAAAGCGGTTGAATTGTTTCCCTACGCACGCGGCCTCGGCGTCACTGCTACTCCAATGCGCGCTGATGGTAAAGGGCTAGGGCGCCACGCTGACGGCGTGATGGACGCTCTAGTCGTTGGGCCGGGAATGCGAGACCTTATTAACGACGGGTATCTAACTGACTACCGCATCTTTGCCCCGGCTTCTGACATCGACCTGTCAAACGTCCCTATTTCGGCCGCAACGGGGGACTTCCAAGCAACTGCGCTACGAGACGCCGCTCGTAAAAGCCATATCACCGGCGACATCGTAGACTCCTATTTGCGCATCGCTCGCGGTAAACTCGGCGTTACCTTCTGTGTCAGCATCGAGCTGGCCCAGGAAACCGCCGCACGCTTCCGAGCCGCAGGGGTGCCAGCAGAATGCGTGTCGTCGGAAACTCCGGAAGTCGTGCGGGCCGCGGCGCTGCGCCGGTTCGCGGCTCGTGAAATCCTCCAGCTCGTCAACGTTGATCTGTTCGGCGAAGGCTTCGATTTGCCGGCGCTCGAAGCGGTAAGCATGGGTCGCCCGACCGAGAGTTTCGGCCTGTACGCTCAACAGTTCGGTCGCGCTCTTCGCCCGCTGGCGGGGAAAACTGAGGCCATCATCATCGACCATGTTGGGAACGTCATCCGGCATGGACTGCCCGACGGCCACCGGGAATGGACCCTTGACCGACGGGCCAAACGCGCCCGCTCGTCGGCTGACGATATACCTTTGCGGGCTTGCCCTCAATGCACCGGGGTTTATGAACGCTTCCACAAAGCGTGTCCGTATTGCGGTTACGCACCGGAGCCTGTTTCGCGGTCGGCGCCCGAGCATGTGGACGGGGATCTGATGGAAATGGACGCCGCCTTCCTTGCCCGTCTTCGGGGAGAAGCGGACCTATCGCGCGGCCCTAAGATACCGCATAATGCCCCGCCGGAGATACGCGGTGCGATACTCAAGCGCCACCGAGAGCTGGTCGAAACGCAGACGAACCTGCGGAACGGTATCGCATGGTGGGCGGGGTGGCAGCGGTCGCTCGGGCGTAGCGACAGTGAAGGGTACCGGCGGTTTTTCCACGAGTTTGGAGTTGATGTGGCGTCCGCGCAGACCCTTAAAACGAAAGAAGCAGCAGAGCTAGGCGCCAAACTGCAAGCGGTCCTGAACGCAAACGGAATAGTAGCTTGACCGTTCGGCGAGACTTGTGATTGTTTGAAGTGAGACGCCTCATGGTGGGGCGTGTTGCATCCCGAGGGGATTAATATGTACGAAATTCAGGGTGATATTCCGATGCCGGCGGCGCGTGGTCGTGCGGCGGTTCATCGTTTCCCGTTCGGCCAGATGGAAGTCGGCCAATCGTTTGCTCTGGCAAGTGACAAGGCTCGTAACGCCGCGGCGCGCTCCGCTACTGCATTCTCCAAGATCAACCCGGCCTATAAGTTCGTGACCCGTTCAATGGGCGACGGCACGTTCCGCTTGTGGCGCGTGGCTGCGGCCTAATCGCCGGCGATGGATGAAGCTGCCGTTCAAGCTCGTGTTCGTCTCGTCGCGTCACAATCTGGCGCTCGGTTGTGGCGGAACAACGTCGGCGCGGGCACGCTCCAAAACGGCAGCTACATTAGATGGGGACTCGCAAACGACTCGACCGCTCTCAATAAGGTGGTCAAGTCGGGCGATTTAATTGGGATTAATCCAGTCCTGATTACGCCGGAACACGTCGGGCGCACGCTCGGCGTGTTCTGTTCGCGAGAAATAAAACGCGAAGGGTGGCGCTACAACCCGAACAACGCACGAGAACGAGCGCAGCAAGCGTGGATTGACCTTGTGGTGTCTCTAGGCGGCGATGCCGCGTTCACAACGGGGGACTGGCCCTGATGGGCGCGCATCTTAAACCTGACGAACGGTGCCGACAGTTTCTCGACGCTGGGTTGCCGCTTGCCGAAGTGCATGGATACCGAAATGTCACGCGGGAAATGGTAGCCGCGCGCATCGGTTGCAGCCCTTCTCTGCTGTCTAAGTATTGGTCGGCGTCCGAATGGCATTCGGAGCTGTTAAACCGCGCCGTCAATGACGGCAATCTGTCGGTCATCGCGCAGGGATTAGTTCATCGACACCCTATTGCCATCGCGGCTCCAATGTCGTTAAAACAAGCGGCAGCAAATGCGCTGTTGGAGGCAACGACATGAGCGGCGACAACGTAGACCACCCCGACCATTACAACCAACATCCCTCCGGGATCGAGTGCATCCAGGTCGTGGAGCACATGAGTTTCAATCTCGGCAACGTCATCAAATACGTATGGCGTGCAGACTTTAAGTCCGGTGTGGAAGACCTGCGCAAAGCGCGATGGTATCTGGAGCGCGAGATAGCTCTACGCGAAAAGCACGGGATTTAAGTTGCCGTGCCGTATCTGCTTTACAAACTAGTTCCCGGCGAAAATGACCGGACGGAGAAGTTACCGGTGTCGCCGCATACCGGTAAAGTTGTCAGCGCGCATGAACCCGAGCACTGGGTGCCGAGAGCGCAAGCGGAACTGGTCGTCGCGCTGTGGGGTAAGCCTTACGGCGTGGCTTATGTTTTGCCGCCCGAACGCACGCATTGGGCCATCGACATCGACGGCGCATACAACGGTGGGGAGTGGTCTGCGACCGCAACCGAGCTGTGCCAGCGGTTCGCCGGTTGCTATGTCGAAATAAGTCAGAGCGGGCGCGGCCTGCATATCATCGGTAAAGGGTCGCTGCCGCCGCACTCGGTTAAGAGCAAGACCTTGCTCGGCGTCGACCTGTTCAGTCACAGGCGGTTCATCGCGCTGACGGGTAACGCCGCGGCTGGCGATATGGACGCCGAGACGCCAGAGATCCTGGCGCTTGCGGCCGAGCACTTCCCGCCGCGCGCTGACGGCGGAGGGCAGGCCGATCACACCGGTTGGACAGACACGCCGTGCGAGGAATGGTCGGGGCCAACGGACGATGACGAGCTGCTTCAGCTTGCCATGACGCGGCAAAGCCCTGGCGCCCGGTTCGGCGCGGTCGCGCCATTCCCGGCACTGTGGACGGCTGACGAGACGGTGCTCGGTAAGTTCTTCCCCGACACTGAGGGAAACCAGAACCGAGCCTATGACGCTTCCAAGGCTGACGCTGCTTTAGCCCGCCATCTCGCTTTCTGGACCGGCCGCGATTGCGAACGCATCCGCCGGCTCATGGAACGGTCGGCGCTAGTGCGCTCAAAGTGGCTCCGCGAAGACTACATATATCGCACGGTTCTAGGCGTGTGCGCAATAACGCGGGATGTCTACGCGAAGGGGGCGGTCACAATCGCTTACCCTACAGGCGGCGCTCCGTCAGATGACGAGAGCGCCCCGCCCGAACGCTTCCGCTTAGGTCAGATCATCGGGGCTAATGACTACGTTAAGCACTTCGCCGGCTGCGTCTGGATTGAGGGTTTAGAGCGCGTCGCCGCGCCGGACGGAACACTGCTGACGAAGCAGCAGTTCGACGCTAATTCCCGGTACGGTGGCCACAACTTCGTGATTGATGAGACCGGCAAGACAACTCGAAGCGCATGGGATGCGTTCGGGCACAACCCGTTTTGGCATCACCCCCGCGCTGACGGTATTTGCTTCCGTCCCGAACTGCCGTCGCGTTCCGCCGTCTATATATCGGACAAAGTGCTGTATAATACCTACGTCCCGATAAAAACTTTGGCGATACCGGGCGACGTATCTCCGATGCTTGATCACATCGCCAAGATGATACCGAACGAACGGGACCGGCAGATACTTATCTCCTGGCACGCTGCGCAGGTGCAGTATCCGGGCGTTAAGTTTCAGTGGGCGCTTGTAGTCCAAGGATGCGAGGGCAACGGCAAGAGCCTTCTTAGCGAGGCCCTGCGCTTCTGTGTGGGCTCCAACCATTGCCATATGGTCGCTGCGAATGACCTGGCAAACAAGTTCAACGGGTGGGTCACAGGTAAGCTGCTTGCTGTGGTCGAAGAGCTGGCCGTGCGCGACCGCGTTGACATGACCGACGTTCTGAAGGTGCTGATCACGAACCGAGAGATTGAGATCCAGCGCAAAGGCGAGAACCAGTACACTGGGGACAACCGCGCGAACATCCTCATTAACACCAACCACAAGGACGCGCTGCCTAAGAGCCTGGGCGACCGCCGCTACGGCATTTTCTTCTGTGAACAGCAGGAAGCCGTTCACCTCGTGCGTGATGGGATGGGCGGAGAGTATTTCCCGAACCTCTACCGCTGGGCGCGAGACGAAAACGGGTTCGCCTTCTGGAACCACTACCTGCGGAGTTATCAGATCCCGGACGAGTTCAACCCCGCGACGCTGTGCCACCGGGCGCCGTTCACGTCGAGCACGACGGAAGCTATCGCCGCCAGCCGAGGACCGGCGGAACAGGCTATTGCCGAGGCTATCGAAAGCGAGGATGTTGGCTTCAGCGGCGGCTTCATTTCGTCGCATTGGCTAGGGATTATGCTAGAGGCTCGGAAACTCCGAGGACGTGCGCCTCAGAACAAATGGGACGCCATCATGGCGTCCCTAGGCTACATCCGGCATCCGCACCTCGTGGAAGGCCGAACCAACAACAAGGTGCTGCCGGACGGTCGTAGGCCCCGGCTATGGGTAAAGCCGGGGTCACGAGTGGCGGCCATGACTAGGCCGGGAGATATTTCCGCCGCTTACACGAAATCGAACAACGGTTTGTAGCCGCCCATTTCGACCACCCTGAGAAGTGACACCAGTAATCCGTCTCATCGGTGCCGAGCACTCGATAGAATATTCCCGCCGTGCCCCCGGAGTATCGGGGGCCGATGCGCAGCACTTCGCGCGAAAGGCGGGCGGTGTTTTCCGGATCCCAAACCTGACCGGGCGCGAGCATCAATCGACCCTCCAAGTCTTGATAGGGACAACGCCGGCGTGAGCAACGCCCAGGTGGCGGGCCGCTGCATACGATAGGTCAAGCACCCGGCAGCGATGATGATAGGGGCCGTGATCATTGATGCGGACCACGACGGCGCGACCATTGGCATACACCAGCACACGAGAGCCCAGGGGCCAGCGGCGGCTGGCAGCGGTCATAGCGCGCGGGTTGAACCGCTCGCCGTTGGAAGTCAACCGGCCGGCATGATGCGAGCCATACCAGCTAGCGAGGTTGTGAGCGCAAGGCTTGCCCTTAGCGACGGCCACACTGGGGGCCATCGCAACTACGGTCAGGGCCGCAGCTGCGGTTACGGTCAGGATCGAGGGAGCCATTTGTTTCCTCTTATGATGCGAGACACCTGAGTAGGATGCCACCAACCGGAGCGGCCATGCATGCCCATCCGGTCGAGGGCTTCACCAATTTCGCGCAAGCTCAGGCCCCGCTTAGCAAGGCCGCGAGCTATCTTCACGGCGTTCTGTTCGTGGGGGTCCGGGACTAGTCCGGTTTCTGCGCCAGAGCGCAGTCGGAAGCCGTAGGGGATGCGCCCGCCGCGGTATGAGTGATCGTAATGCAGTGTAATTCTCCGATGATGTCGAGCAGCGGGGTAACGAGAGCCTTCGCGCCCAGCAGGCCAGATAGATGTTCGGCTAGGCTCATCAGGCGGTCAGGAATGGGAGCGGCGTCATCCCACAAGGTGGCTAGGTCGATCATGGTTAGTCCTCCATGCCTAGGCAGGCGTCCCGCACCTGCCGATCATAGTCTTCGTGCGCCGCTGCCCTCTCCGCTTGGAGGGCCAGGGTAACGCGGCCTTCGCGGGCGGCGACGGTCAGGGCGTCACGGGCGGCTATCAGGCGCCATTGGGCAACCTGAACCTCAATAAACCGCATACCCGCATCCTCCTGAGTCGCCGTGTTGACCCGGCACCGTTAAGTAAGCACACGGGCCGCGCGGGTCTCCGCCGAGTTTAACCGTAACCGGCTGGTTATGGAGAGGGCCGCGGTCACCATCGTAAGCGGGCGACCGCAGCAGCGAATGAGTCAACGTGTCATTAAGCCGGGCCTCTTCACGATCCAAACGCTGCCGCCACGCCTCCTCGCCCCGCTCGCTCATGCCAGAATTACACCGGCGAAGCTCGTAGTTGAGGGCGCTACGTGCCGCCGTGCGAAGCGCCTCTACAGTAGAGATTACGGCGAGTAGTGGCGCATCAGGATAATGCCGCGCCAACAGTGCGGCCAGGGTTGCGGCTCGATGGTGGGTCATGACTGCGCCTCGATCACGCTCAGACGTGCAAGAGCGTCCGGATTGTCCTTCCAGTGCTCTCGCGCCTCGGCCACCGTGAACCGCCTGCAACCGGCCGCGATCCTCCAACCGTCGTCATGACGTACGCCTATGAAGCGGTAGCCGCGCGGGTCTGTGCCAGCGTCTACGACCCCAGTGGCGCGAGACAGGTTAGCGCCGGACAGGTTAGCGTGGGACAGGTTAGCGCCGGACAGGTTAGCGCCGGACAGGTTAGCGCCGGACAGGTTAGCGCCGCGTAGGTTAGCGCCGGACAGGCCAGCGCCGGACAGGCCAGCGCGGGACAGGTCAGCGCCGGACAGGTCAGCGCCGGACAGGTCAGCGCGGGGCAAGTTAGCGCCGAACAGGTCAGCGCGGGACAGGTTAGCGCCGGACAGGTCAGCGCCGAACAGGTTGGCGCGGGACAGGTTAGCGCGGGACAGGTTAGCGCTGGACAGGTCAGCGCGGAACAGGTCAGCGCGGAACAGGTCAGCGCCGCGTAAGTTAGCGCGAGACAGGTTGGCGCCGCGTAGGTCAGCGCCGCGTAAGTTAGCGCCGGACAGGGACAACCGAACGCCGCCCGGTTTGTCCTTTACCCATGCAGCATGGGCGTCGAGTTGGTCTTTAGTGATCATGGCCGTTTCACTCTCCCTGCATAAATCCAGTTGTATGGCTTCAGCGCCGCGGCTTCGTCGCTGACGTAGTGACCTGGGTTCGCGGCGTCCTCCCACATTGGAGAGTTACCTAAGAGGCGCCAATAGAACTGGCGTTTGCCCTCGTATGTCCACAGCCAGTGCAGCGTGTTGAACCTGCGACGCTTGTCTGGTGCTGTTCTCATTGTGACATCCTTACCAGCGCGCATCAGCCGGCAGTTGCTGATATATCCTTTCGCATTGCGCCTCAAGGCGCGTTGCTTTGCCATCTTGGCCCGCCATGCGGTAAGCTATGGCTTGCGCCTTAGCCTCCGCATAATCAGCCAATAAACGGAACGCCCGCGCGGCCTCGCGTAAACCGCGCGGGTCCATCTCGCTCAACACTCGGCCCGCCGTAGGTCAGTCAGCGCCGCTCTCAGCGCGGGCACCGTGTAAATGTAGCCGTCAGGGGTGCAACGAGGCAACGCCTCCCGCATGTCACGGGCGGCTTGCGTGGCGGTCAGGCCGCCCCGACGGATACGGCGCGCGTATGACTGCGCAAGGCGATAGAGTGGCTCATCATTGTTCAGCCACAAACTGACGTTCCAAGCTGTGCGGTTACGATCAGTCATGACTGCGCCTCGATCACGCTCAGACGTGCAAGAGCGTCCGGATTGTCCTTCCAGTGCTCTCGCGCCTCGGCCATCGTGAACCACCTGCAACCGGCCGCGATCCTCCAACCGTCGTCATGACGTACGCCTATGAAGCGGTAGCCGCGCAGGTCGGTGCCAGCGTCTACGACCCCAGTGGCGCCGGACAGGTCGGCGCGGGACAGGTTAGCGCCGCGTAGGTTAGCGCGGGACAGGTTAGCGCCGCGTAGGTTAGCGCCGGACAGGTCAGCGCCGAACAGGTTAGCGCCGGACAGGTCAGCGCCGAACAGGTCAGCGCCGGACAGATTAGCGCCGAACAGGTTAGCGCCGGACAGGTCAGCGCCGAACAGGTTAGCGCCGGACAGGTCAGCGCCGAACAGGTCAGCGCCGCGTAGGTTAGCGCGGGACAGGTTAGCGCCGCGTAGGTTAGCGCGGGACAGGTTAGCGCCGCGTAGGTCAGCGCCGGACAGATTAGCGCCGGACAGGTCAGCGCCGGACAGGTTAGCGCCGAACAGGTTAGCGCCGGACAGGGACAACCGAACGCCGCCCGGTTCGCCCTTAACCCATGCAGCATGAGCGTCGAGTTGGTCTTTAGTGATCATCGTTATTCCTTTCATTGTGACAACGCCCGGACGTTACCGGGCGCGGCGGCGAATGTCAACTCAACCGTTGCTGTACCAGTAGGTGACGCCCTCGTAATCCACAGGGGAATAATCCTCCTGTACGTTCGCCGCCGTCGCTTCCCAATCGATCGCAATCCATGACGGGAAGTCCGCCGGTATATAACCGCAGTCATCCAGCATGTCGCGTACGTAGCTGACCCACTCGCTATCTGGGGTTAGCGTTAATGGATACCACGCACCGCGCCATTTCTCGTCGCCGCCCTGGCCTTCCAGCTCCTCCAATAGCGCTTTGAGCGCCTCGGCTTCCTCGCCGCCCTTGCGTTCAATCGCTTCGTAACGTTCGATCAGGCCGCGAATATCTAGGCTCATGTCGCGTCTCCTTCGTTTACGGTTTGCAATGCGTTGCGGGCGGCGTCAATAGCGCCTGAAAGCAGCTCTTCCGCTACTTCCAGAATATACGCTTCGGCGTCGCTTTCAATACCCCATAGAGCCGCCGCGTATTTGTCTAATTCCACGCCGCCGCGGGATACTGACAGGACAACGCCGACATAATACCATTCATCCCGGCACCACGCGCGCAACCGTCGGAAGTCCTCTTCCGCCGCCCGCGCTGCGTAGGCTTTTCGCGTTTCTCCCTCTCGGATGCCGCCCACGCAGCCCCAGCCATCGCGATACGCAATGCGACACGCTTCGGCAAAATCATAATGCCGGCGGTGGCTGTAGCTTTGCGCTAACACCCGTTCGCCCGCGTATTTCGGCCGTGTAAGCCAGTCTGTGACAGGTCCGTGGCCATCCTCCTCTTGCCAAGGCGTCCTATCAGTATCGTCATACTCAACCCGCGCTGTGACGGTAAAACCGTCTATCTTGCGGTCCCATAACGTGCGTTCGGTCATGTGGGTTACTCCTCTCCATATGCGGACGGGATACGCTCGCCAGTATGGGCGCAGCACAATTCCGGGTCTTCGTAATTTATATCGACGTTTACAACGCGCCAGCTGCGGTCCCATGGCTGAGACATGGCTGGCAGCACCTCCCGCAGGTTGTCGCGCACCGCGTTAAACGATAGCGCCTCGCCATCAGCGGCCACAAAAAACAACGGGTAGCCGCCGGGCCAAGCGTACGGACCGGCGCGCAACGCCGCCTTAACATCCGCCGCCGTGCGCAGGTGGCGCGGGCGGGTCTGATAGTGCCGCCGCAACGGCGGGCGTCCTGACCAATCCGGCTCGCGGGTATCGTACAGGTGGCCGTCGCAATCGCTGACAAATAGGTGCGCGGGTAGTGACATGGATGTTATTCCTTATCTACGGGTTACGGGTACTTGGATCCAGTGGCCACACTCGCAACGCTCGTCAGTGTCGCAGATAAACCGGTTCACAACCATGTTGCTGAGCTGGTGATCGCACTGCGCTTGGCCGCCCGCAAAGGTGCCGCAATTCTCGCACCATTCCGGGTAGTCTCCGCCTTCCTGGCAACCATTCCAACCGCCGTATTCCTCGCCGTTGTCCGCGCACCATTGGCGATGGCATGCGTCACCGCAAAACGGCATATAGCCGATGGTGTCGCCGTTGTCGGCGATAACGTAGTGATAGTGCATGGCGTCTACCCTTTAGCCTTGGCGATTGCCGCCGCGTTGTCGCGAGCGCGGATATACACCTCTCCGCCCTCGCTTCCGTACACATAATAGAGCCGCTGGCCGACGCCCCAATAGGCGCCGCAATCGTCATACCCGCCAGCGTTAAGCCAGTCATGCCTGCCTCTCAATGTGACAACGCCTTTCTAGCGGGTAGCGGTAGCGGGCGCAATAGCTATTATGAGTAATTATGTATGTTATATGGTGGGTAATATGTGGTGCACCCTTATAATATCTCGTTTCGATTTAAGCGTAACAAACAGGGTAAAAATGCCCCCATACTCGTGTCGGTTCCGTTACCAGGTGTGGGGGTTAAGCGATTGATATCATTGGGGATTGGTGGCCGAGACTGCCACACTCGCGAAAGCGCGGGCGCAACCATTGGACAGGTAAGTCATTGAAAACAAAGGGGAAAACGGGCATTTTACCTACTTCCCCCTTACCCGGGTGCATATCCTTATACATGATGTATGTGTGTGTATAATATACATAATATATAATACATATCATATAATATAGGTTAACTTCTCACATACGGATTTAACAAAGTCAGGGAGTAATGGGTAAAAGAGGGGTTAAGTGGTTGATAATGCTGGGCTTTTTGATACCAGTCATGTCGTCTTGGGTGCGGGTAGAGCCGAAAGTGTGGAAGCCTGAAACCGGCCTGAGTCCTGGCTTTGCGCGCGTCTTCACAGTGCGGGCGCAACGATCTTGTGTGGCCGCCCTTGTGGGTGGCGGTGGGTGGCGCTAAGTATCGGGGCGGCTAGGACCGGTTGGAGAGGGTGGCAGGATGGGCAAGCGGGATGGGGAGGCGCTGGCAGCTGCAAAGCGTCGCGTAGGACGCCCCTCGGTCTATGATCCTGCTGTGGCCGACATCATCATTGAGCAGATGGCCGGTGGCCGGGATCTGCGAGACGTGCTCTCCGATGCCGGGATGCCAAGCGTGACCAGCGTCTATCGATGGATGGATGACGAGCCGCAATTTGGCTCCCGCGTCGCGCGGGCAAGAGAAGCCCTTGCTGATCACATTTTTTACGAAATAGAGCTATTGCAACGCAATGTGACGCCCGAGACGGCAAATGCCGACCGCGTTCGTCTCTCGGCGATGCAATTTAGAGCCGCGCGGCTGGCGCCTAAAAAATACGGTGACCGCGTGCAAAGCGAGGTCACAAGCAACGTGACGCTCAACACGTCTAATGTGGACGCAAGCGAATTGGACGCTGACCAGCGGGACGCCCTACGGGCCGCGCTGGCAGCCGCCGCAACGCAAGCAGCCCCTAAGCCGCACTGAGCGGCCCAGGGGCTTCCTGACGCGTCCTAGGAGGCCTAGCTGAGCCACCAGGACGCGCCCCGAGGAACCGGCGCGCAAAACGGTGCATTGGGTTCAGCAACACTGGGAGCGTAGGGTAAGGTTTGCCGTTGCGGCGAATAGCCAATGGGCGCGCGGCGGCGTCGCAATCCATCTGCCACTCAATACCGCGAATAACTTTACTCACGGTCAGGTAGCGGCCGGTAATTTGCGTTTCCGCGATGGACGGTACTTCCAGATTGTACATGTTGCGTTCCTTCCGTTGTGACACGCGGCGCATTATGCGCCGCGTGTTGTGTGGTGCCAAAGTTCCCTAATTTTCACCTCAATAGCGTAGCGGTATGGCGCGCGAAGAGTGAGCTTGTGAACCTCGCTATAGGCGAAGAACCCATCACGCGGCCGGCGGGTTCCCTGTCCGCATCGAACATAAATCTTGAAGCCGCGCAGATTACCAACGTGCGCTAATGGCCAGTCAAATTGCGTCATAGCGTCGGTTCCTTCGGTTCGTTGTGACACGATGGTTTTACGCATCGCCGCGCCATGCGTCAACCCATAATTTACACGGCATGGCGTTAATTATAAGGCGAACCAGATCGCGCCTACCTAGGGTCCCGCCATCGCCGTCGGCCCCGCCATCGCCGTCGGCCCCGCCATCGCCGTCGGCCCCCCCCCCGGTCTT